TGGAGCATTTTCATCTGTTACAATTTTAGGAATTTCTGTAAACTTAAATTCACTAATAAGTCCAGTTATATCACGACTAAAACCATTTAATTCTTCTTCGGCATTTTGTATGATTGACTTATTTAATTCGTTAGCAGCCCATTTATTAAGTATTTCAGCAGCAGGTTCATTTAAATATTTATTTAAGTATTTTGCATTTATACCATCTAAACCATGTTTTTCTTTATATGCTGAAAAAATGGCTTGATCCATTTTCTTTTTAGTTTCAAGGTCTTGTGCATAATACTCACTAAACCTAATACCAGTACCTTCAATAGGCTCTAAAGTTATTGGATCTACGTCTGGTTCTTTAAAGTAACTATCGTCACCTGATACTGTTGCATTAAGATGAGGAAGAAAACCATTACCTACTTCTGCTAAATATGCTTTAGTGTAACCTATACCCCAGTTACCCCTTTTCATACGGGATTCATGAAGTTTTATTTTTTCTTCTAAATCAAGAATCCTTTTTTCGTTTTCTGATTTTTCAATCTCATCAATAATTGTAAGGTTCTTATCTCTTAAAGTACTGATTTCTTGTTCTATAGAAAGAGGGTCGAAAGGGTCATTAGCAAATGCATCTGCACCTTTTTCTTTTTGACCTTCAATATATTGTTTACCAAGCACTTTCGCACCTGTTTGTAAAGCTGAGTTTAATGACTGGCTAAAACGTGCTAAGTTTTGAATTTCATACTCATCTTTTTGTCTTGCTATTCTATCTATTCTACTTAACTCTTCTATTTGTTGGGAGCTTGCCCCCGCAAATTCTTTTACACTTTGCTTCCTTTGACTTTCTAAAGCCTTAGCTAAAGTTGCCTGATCTTTTGCCTCTTTAGTAGAGACATTTCTTTTGGAAGAAAATGGAGAAAAACTTGTTTGTCTGTTGTATGCCATTTTAATTAATCTTTGAGTCCACCATATACTGATACACCTGCACTAAATCCACTAAGTAGTGGCCCAAGTATAGATGGTTTTGATGGAGGATTTTGTTTGATTGGACGTATAGTTTTAAATGATGCAGTAGGTGCGACAGCAGCAGATGTAGATATGTTGTTGAAAGCTGTAGTATCTGCAGAGTATTGATCGAGGTTGACACCAAACTGTTTAAGACCGTAGGATTTAGTAGCATCAAATACAGTTGCATTTAATTGTGCTTCTTGCATACCCATTGTTCTTTCGGCATCATCTAACATCATACCCAGTGATTGACCAGATTGAGCTCCACTTGCTAATACTGTACCTTGAGCTTGTATTGATTTAGCTAAGTTTTCTTGACTCTTAAACATAGCTTCAGTTACTTTTTCTCTTAGTTCTTGTTGAGCAGTTTCACCAGCTCTATTAGCTTCTATTTGATTTATTTCTCTCTGTCTAAAGAAAGCCTGACGAGAGGCAGCATCAGCTTTTAACTGAGCTGTAAATACTTCACCTTTACGTTGATCGTTGTAGGCTGAGATAGTTATATCGTTTAAGTACTTTTGTCTAGCTATTTGGTTGCTACGATTGACTGCATCGACTTGTGCTCGATGTTTTCTATTCTGTTCTGCAATACCAGTGACAGCTGTACCAATACCTGCTATAACTCCTAATGTGACTGCACACATGGTTTTATAAATTGTATAAGAGGGACATTGTTGTAGACATAATAATTTACAAAAGTAAAACCTAAAAGTTTAAGTAATTTTATATGTGCATCGTTCCGCATATCTGCTTGGTTACATAAATAAGGATTGAGTAAACTGTTTATCCAGCGTTTTGCTTCCTTTACAAATGTATGAGGATACTCTGTGCTGGCATCAGTACATAACATCCATATTATATTGTGCGGGGTTACACCCGCCACTCCAGCAGCCTTGCCGTTGGGAACCTTAAAAAACACGGAATATGCTGAATTGTAATAAGACTCTATAATAGCAGCCTCTGCACATAAACCTGTAGTTTGTTCTATCTCACGTCTATCTTCATAGCGTAAGTTCAGACCTACACTTAGAGCTAACTCTGGTGTGCAAGTCTGAATATACTTACCTTCGTACATGTCGTTTGTTTGAGTAATTACCGTCCCAGCTTCCTGAGATTATGGCGGTAGAAAATGGGTCTGGTACTTGTATTTGTAATGTATATTTTTCGTTCTTTCTTTGTATAGGTACTCTAACTCTACGTGCTAAATCTGCAGGTGGTTTATCAAATACACTTGAGTTAGTAAACATACCAGACTCAAATTGCACATAATCATCTATATCTTTAGTAACATTACCACTAGCATCTACATATTCAAATGGTGATGTAAGATGAAACTCCATAGGGCCACCTACACCTAATTCAAAAGTTATACCAGATATACGTAGTTCACCCTCTGTATCATAAGCATTATTACCTACGTTGAAGTAATATGTAGGTAGTTCAATAATACTTGTGTACTTATAACCTACAGCTATTTTTGCTGAACTACTTAAATTGATATTGTTAAAAGTAACTGTGCCATGCACAACTCCAGATATAGTAACAGAACCTACAGCATCAGCCTGTCTGACTGTACCAGCGATAGAATTACCATCACTGTCATTTCCAGACAACCCTACCATAACTAAATTAGTAGTGTTTGCAGGTACATATGGTATACGTAGTACAGTTTTTTCTGGAGCTGTAGTTGTTTGAGCTGACCCAGCTACGTTTGTAGCTATAGTCATATTATCTAAGTGTGCCTCAAACTGTCTTGAAGTTTGAAGTGGTGAACCAACAGTACCCGTACCTAGTACATATGATCTAGTGCTGTCAGCGTCTGCTACATATTCATACCTACATAACTTGTAACTACCATCATGGAAAGTAACAGTAAAGAAACTACCAGCTGTATACAACATATGTTGCATCGTTCCTGTTAGTGTCCAACTATACCATGCTGATTGTTCACGTTTTTGTCCAGCGTTATAGTACTTATAATGATATATTTCACTCTCACCTTTTTTACCATAGGTTGTTATACCTATAGCTGCAGAGTTTGTAGATTTAGTTATATCTTTTGGTAAAAACTCTGGTACTACTCTAGTTTGTTCTATTATATTAGGAGGTGTATCATCATCTATTATTGTAGCTTCAAATGCTCTAGCATATGCAGATACATTAGATGTAAATAGTACGGATGTACCAAGATCTACAGGTTGTATAGTTTCATCACATTCATAGCTAGAAACCTTTTTTAATCGAGCTGTTTTAGGACTAAATATATCAGATTCAGTAAACAATAGGAACTGTCCGCTGTCACTAAACATCATAATACCTTTTTGTATAGGTAAAACATGATTAATAAACGCAGGTTTAATGTCTGATACAGTTATATCTATAGGATTATCGTCACTAGCAGCGATTGCTGATACAATAAAAAAATCAAAATACCTTCCCGGCTGGCTCATAACTACGTTTTCACCAGAAATAATACCTAATCTGTTCCTATGAAAAAACATTTCTTGTATAGTACCACCCTTAAATGTAGGAAAAGGGTTAGATGTGTTGTCACCTACCAGCCTATCTTTCCAATAGTTTTCATTACCTTGTGAATTAGCCGTTGTTTCATCTAACTTTACAAAAGTAAATGTACCATTACGGTTGTTTATCAAAGCATGTGGCATCGTTGCGGGGTCTAAACCCGCTTTCATAGGATCACTGTTGCTTGCAAAGTTATGCGGTCTTACAGTTTCTTCGTAGTTACCAACTCCAGAAGCACCGTTATCTGCTATAAACTTTACATAGTAATCATCAGTGTCTAGGTCAGCCGTGTTTGCTATTTGAGCTACATAACCATGTTTATTCATAGCTGGTAGTCTACTAATATCCTGTGCCTTTTGACCTATAACACTCATGTTTTCGTTTACAGCACCACCAAGAAAGTTTACACTATCTGCAGCTGTGCCATTTAAAAACAAACCACTACCTATAACTTCAGCAGTTACGTTAGCTAAACTACTGTTAACTGCACTCTTTAATCCATTTAATATACTAGCCATACTAAGAGTACCATTGTCTGGATTCTTAGGTGTTTTGAAATAAGCTATATTAGATACATCTCTATATGTAGTTACTGGTTCTACAGCCTCTACTGAAATACGGTAGGTTTCACCCTCCATAGCTACATCTATAAATAAATTTTCTGCAGTAGTTTTGTTAGTTGATCTAATTAATCCACCGTCAGTCAAAGTCACAGTAGCTGTATACCTTACATCGTAATCCTGTGTATAACCTAAAAAGTTACTAGATGATGAACCACCGCCATCATAGTTAGCTATATTATTTGCAATATAACTGTTTCCATTTACTTGTAAACTGCCTTCAATATTTTCTGTAATATTTGTACCACCTACTTGAGCACCTGTTGTAGTTACTGCACTACCTCCAGAAAATGACCAAGTTAATGTACCTGATTTACTTTGATTTTCATTAGTGTCATCAAAGGTTGGGCCTTGAGCACTACCTCCAGACATCCTATCTACCTTTACAGAAGTGACTCTAAAATATGTGTTGGGGGTTGGTGCAGTACCACTATACAAAATATATTCAGTATTATAAGCAACAGTATCGAGCCTAGCATATGAATAGTCTCCATTAAGAATAGGTGCAGCTGTATTAGCACTAGACTCAGCTACAGTTTTGTTTGGGTTAGCAATAAGAGTATAGTCTTGAATTGTAGTGACTGCATATGGTGCTGTAGCTCCAGACAAATAACTAAAAATAGAATCTCCGTTAGAATTTGTCAAAGATTTTTCTGACCCATCTGCTAGATCCCAAACTCTTATTGGCATAGAACCAGTATTATCTGGTGTAATTTGTAAAATATATTTTTCATCTCCATCTCGTAAGATTTCATACCAATGGCCAGATGTATTTGCATTGGTAAGAGTCCCAATAAACTCTGCAGGAGGACGTTTTTTTAAACCAAATGTTATGTCTGGTACAGCATTATCACATACCCTAAGCTGTCCGGGAAATTTGATTTTATCTGGTTGTTGAGATACACCTCCAAGGAAGTTTGGGATACGTTGATTGACTGCTGACATTACATTCTTCTTAGTACTTTAAATGGTCGATATACGGTGTTAGCATCTTGTTGATACTGGAAGTCATTGAATATGTTGTGATCTGCCTGTTTACACTCGTACTCTAACGCTAGTGCCCTTAGATTAGCTTCATCTCCTTCAAGAAGTTTAGCAGACTGAGGGTTGTTTACCATACGGTTAGAGGCGATTCTGGAGGCTCTAGCGGTTATATAATCTTTAAATGGTTGTGGTAGATCTTCAAAATCTATCATCCATATCATATCAAAATATAATTTATCACAATTTTCAAAAGTAAATGTATGGTTCTTTTTATCATACACTTTGGATATACCGTTATCACTACGTCTAACCACGTTATAATCTTTACCATGTTGAAAGATATTTAGATCCATTTGTAAAACATTGTTTGGAACTATAACTTGATTATTGGTATCGGTATCTATAGGATACTCATTCTCTGTGTTGTATGACCATCCCTCAGCTTGCACCTCACGGCAGACTTGCCTTAGAGTCTTTTGTGCTATAGCCACTTCGGGGCTCTGCACTGTTAATGTATTAACTGGGGTTTCTCCAACGCTCATCAGGATTGAGTTGACAGCATCTAGTTCGGTAGACACTCCGTAAGATATTTGTGCCATAAAAAAAGGGGGGCGAGTGCCCCCGTATAAATGTATATATTATGAGAAAGCTGCTGGCTTTGTAGTTGTTCCTGCGAACAATTCTACACAAGCTGCTGGATTTACAAAATCCGCTCCCATAGCCATGCGTCCTAGGATGACATCGCCTTGGTATACCACTGAGACATCTCCACTGGTTACTTGTACCTGTGGGCCAATGGTTTCAACAACACCTGCTGCTTCTCTTTGGAAGATAAGTCCACATGTGTTTGCAAAGTTAGAGGCAGCACCGTAGTTCTGGCGTGGGCCATAGTTGTTACCTGTAACTGTTGTAGCTGTTTCAATACCTTCAGATACGAAATCACCTGTTTTGCCAGGATCTACTGTATCAAGGTCAGTTGAAGCTGAAGCACCACTTGAAGGTGCATACTTAGTACCATACTTAGAGAAGAATGGAACGTTCATTGATTTGTAGATTTGAATACCTGCAATTTCAATTACTCCGTTACCAGACTGAAGAGCTGTACCTTGTACGTCTCTGTTAATTAGACCGTTATTACCAGCACCTTGTATAAGTGCGTAGTACTGTCTAGGGTTAAGTACGGCAACCCGACCATCATCAGAAACTCCTTTTTCGTCAAGAGCTGCTGCTGCATCATAAAATGCTGTTACGAGCTTTTGATCGTCAAGAGCATCATCAGCGTCAGTACCTGCACCAACTTGGATTTGGGTTCCACCTGGCTCTTCAAAGTTAGAAAGTGATACTGGAGAACTCTGTCTAGCTCCTTTAGCAATAGCTCTAAAGATTAGTCTATCATATTTTTGTGCAAGAGCATAACCGATCTTCTTAGAAATTTCACCCCTCAATTCGTAGTGAGCAAGTGTCTCATCCAGTTCATAGACAAATGCACTAGAGATGAGTAGGTCATCTACTGTGATTGTCTTCTCTGCAACTGGTGGAGTTTTGTCAGAGTTTCCTAATATACTGTTGCCAGGAGTGTGGTATTCCGCACTTGTGCGTCCAGTATAGATGAACTGTAAACTCTTTCCGTTTGTGAGTGTACGCTTCATAACGAGATCTCTTGCGATTGTCTCTCTTTGGAAGCCAGTAAACATCTCACCTGAGAACAACTTTAAATATAAATCTCTGTTGTTCGTTGCGTTTGTCGCTGTGTTAATCCTACCCAGAAAGGTTTGTGAAGCAGGATTGTTTGTTGACTGTTGTGCCATTATTTTGTAAGGTTATATGTATCGTCTCTAGATCTAGAATTATAGGAGTCTTAATTGGACTCATTGAGATTTGTGGTCTATCCCACCGTCTAGACGGCATAAGGTGTCTCCGTAGAGGCTTATACCAAATGTAGAGGGGAGGCATTGCACCTCCCAACTGTCGCTTAACGAACTACTTTATGAAAATGTAGATTTGGACGTTTCTCAGTCATGTGTGTTTGAATGTGGCTTAATTCTAAAGCACCCATTACAAGAGCTAGACCGATTATACCGAACCAAATTGCTCGATCATTCATTTGATAATTTTGGTGTAAGCAACGCCACGATATACGTAAGTTACTGTCATGGTAAACTCCCATATACCTAAGCCCCGTTCCATGCTTAGGTTGTCATGCGTCCTTTGCAGGATGAACGGACGTGGCGTTGGTGGATTATAGGATGCCGGGAATTATTTGGCCTGTTGTGATATAAGTACCAATAGCTATTACAAAGCCTAGCATAGCTAGTCTGCCATTTAGCTCTTCTGCAACATGCCATTTGTCGCCTTCGTGGTTGTGGTGTGTCATCGTTTTCTTCGTTTGTGGTTGTAGTTAATTCTACGTGAACTTGTTTTAGATTTTCTAAATCTTGTTTTTTCACCGCTAGACATCTCTTTAGTAGTCTTTGGTGTTTTAGAGGAGACTCTGCGAGATGGACGACAAGCGGGGTAGCCTTTACGCTTTTCGCCTTTCTGTCTGCCACATGGCTTACCAGTTTTTACGTCCACCCACTTCTCTTTAAACCATCTTCTTAAACTCATCTTTTTCCTCTAGTATATCCTTTAGCAGTCTTTCTTTTACCGCCAGCTTTTACTTGTCCTTTACATACCTTCACACCATACGCATTAGCATATGCTGAGGGGTATACCTTGAACTTTCTTTTTGCAGCTGCTTTACCACGGGCACATAGTTTAGCCATTACTTTTTCTTGC